CAGACCATTACAGGGTCGCTAATGCGTTAGTTCGTATCCGGTTGATTTAGTTATTTGTACTAGCGCGTACTCGTTGTGCGTTAGCCCTTATTTTCGGTATCGGGTTTTGATTTTCGCTCTCCCTGACTATAGACCGGCTCGGGTTGAGGTTGGGGCTGCTGATGAGGTTGGGGCTGAGTAGTGTGAGGATGTGAGCGGCCCGCCGCCATTGTCTTTTCGCGGGTCAATTCCTCTCCAGTTACCGGGTCAAAGCTCTTGGCGCGGCCCGTGTTCGGGTCCATGGTCTGAGTGTCCTCAGCAAAGATTTGAGGCTGATAGCCTCCTTCGCGGGCTTGATTCTCTTCGTACTGATCGTGGACCGTGAGGTCGGGCGAACCGGCCTTGATGAACGTCTTGGGATACTGCGACATAATGTGTTTACTCTCCTGTTAGCATACATGATGCCGTGAATATGATGATGATTGGATCAGAGGGCATTTCGGCAGATAACTACGATGAGAGCTACAATCAATCCTACGATGACTACTACCATTATCAACTCCCAGGGCAAATCTAATCTCCAGATGCCGTAAGAGCTGCCTTGGCTTGATCGGTTATGATTTCCTGGAGGTAAGTCAGAGCTTCGCGGTAGCGTTGAATCATCACAGACTTCAGAAGACTTGTAGAATGTCTCTTGGGATCGAGGTTGTCTTTTAGATCGGCCAACTTCACCTTGACGGCCAGTTTATTTGTTGACAGGCGTCTGATGTAATTTTCATATGTCTCGCGTTCATTTCTTGATAGCGACTGAATGGCCGCGACCACCTGGAGAGAGTATCCCATCTCCAGGAGATCCTCGACCGTTACTTCAGTATCCTCTACGATGTCGTGCAACACTGCGACCATGCGGGCGTCAGTGTCCTCGCGGTCAGTAAAAGACAACATAACGCGCAGAGGATGCAAGATGTATTCTCGTGAATCGAGATCGACGGCGTTCCTGTGGGCCTGAGTAGCCAGAATGATGGCGTCTTCCAAAGTCGGGACTAGAGCCGTCATACAATAAACTCCCATTCAACTTCTGTATTGTCAGTCATTCCTAGAGCCCTCCAGACAGATTCTCCGAGATCGATGCCGGCTCCGTTAGTGCCGCGCCCCGATATGCTGACCCCGGCTTCCGATTGAGGTCTCTGGCCTCTGAAGACATAGGCATCGTCATTGGTGTTGAACGGGCCTACATCGAGAACCTGAGCGATGACGCTTCGACCATTGATCGGGTTTATGACTCTAACATGCCGACCAAGAGCCTTGGTATCAGGCAGTGCGACAAACGAAACGATCTGATCTGCGATGTATCCAGAAGCTGTCTTGTGCCCCTGCAAACCCTCACGCGTAGCCTTGACCCTGATCATTTTGTAGAACTGCCTCTACCTTCATTCAATCTGTCTGTAGCTCCAGACTCAGTAGGAGGAGCAGGCTTTCCGTTGGGCTTGGAGGCGGCTCTAAGGACAGGAGACTTGGCGTAAGGACTGTTGGATTTGGGTTGAGCGGTCTGTTGAGCGTTCTGAACGGCAGCGTCCTTAGCAGGCACCTGCATCTGGTCTTTGCCGGGAGGCTGCTTCCCGGGAGGTTGTTGTTGAGCTGGCTGTTGAGGGGCATTTTCTTGGCCTTCAGGCTGTTCGGGAAGACGGGCCACTTTCCTGAGATAGTTGGCCGTATCAGTATCAAAGAACGTGATGCCCGCCATAGAAAGCTTCTGTACGTAATTAGCTAGCTCTTCCATATCGCGTGATCCGATTTCGCCGGGCATCAGCCTGGGAGCCGCGCTGACATCCATTCGATTGAGAGACATCAGGCGCGGGATGGCTATGCGATTGATAACGGCGGCTACTGAATCCATGAACGCCGATATGGCCAGCGCGAAGATCTGACTGGCAGACATGTGGAGAGAGAAGCTTCCCGTAGGCGTCTGACCGAGCTGTATGAAACCGGCCAGGAGGGTATTCAACATGTCACTGTTGTATCTCTGGATCGTGGCATTGGGATCTGTCTGCTTGGCTCCAGCCGTCCTCATCAGTTCGAGCTTGACAAGCTGATTTCCCTTTTCGTCATAAGCCAAAGGCAGGATGACTCCAGCCTGATCGTCTACTCTTATATTCGTTACCAGAGCCCGCGCGGCCTGTTCCCCTCCCATCGCGGCCAGTGCTTCAGCAGATGAATATAAGACAGGAATGCCGCACAGATCGCGCTCGATACCGATGCCTTCTACTTCCTCCAGACGCCTCTTGAAGAACCAGCTCCTGAAGACGTTTCTCAAGACACTGCGGCCCTCAGGAGAATTCTTAAGACTTGTCGTCCTGAAGAGCAAGAGCTTTTCAATCGGGATGGCCACCGTCTTGTAATCTGGAGCCGCGAGCTGGACGGCTCCTTGCAAGCCTCCTTCATCATCCCAGATCCAGTACAAGATAGATTCTTGAGCGCGCGGGGCCATCTTGCGCCATCCGATAAGCCCATCATCGTAACGAGATGATTTGCGTCCGTCAGCTCCCTGTCGTCTTTTGTAGACGGTCTCGAACAGAGCGAATCCGAAAGTGAACATGGAGACACACTCAGCAATGAAGTCCTCCCAAGTGTGTGACATGTCCTCCATGCACTCTTTGATGAACTGAGCGTACTGATCGGCTTTCTTTCCGCGTCCGGGCTCGACTCGCCACTCGGCGCGGCGCAGGATCATTTCAAGAGCAAAGAACATCGCGCCGATAACGGCGTCGTTATCGCGCATCTCCCTGTAGATCTGCTTCTGACGATGGACCGATAGAGCTGACAGGAACTCGTCATAGATGTAGCCGACTCCCTTCGTGCGAAGCAGGCCGCTGACGCCCACTTCCTGGAAGGGCTTGGCTTTCGGGATCTCAGCCGTGGTTCCTGGAATTGGAACCATGTCCTGCCCGATCTTTGCGATGCGATCAATCAGAGCCATGATACAATCAGTAGAACCTGACGTTTCCGAGATACATCAGAATAAGAATTACGACGAGAATCAGCACGGCCGCTCCAATGCCTCCCTGATAGCCCCAGCGGTCATAGCCGTAGTAGCCGCTTCCACAGAGTAGCAAGATCAGTATTATCAGTATCAAAATCATTAGAGGTCTAAAACATCAATAGCGGTTACCGACGTCCACGCCCGTAACTCGCGGCAAATTCATGTGCTGACGCCTTCTGTTCGTGATACGCTATCGTACCTTTGTGGCTGGCTTTTTCACTTCTAGACTTCGTGTTCGCCATTGCTGATCTATGCGCTGAAGCAGCCGCGCGGTGAGCATCTGCGGCTCTCATATGAGATTGTCTAGAATGAGCCATTTTGGATTCTCTATCTGCTTCGTCGCTAAGACCGTTCGCGTAACCCGCCTGAGGACCGCTACCGGGACCTCCTTTTGTAATCTTGATCTTACCGGCATCAGTAAGAAGTAGAGTCGTTAGCATTGAACTCATTTCGCCATCCTCCAGCTTAAATATACCAGCCCGACACCGGCTACGATCAGAGCAGCCGGAACAAAAACCAGCATCACGCCAATCACTGTTAAACGCGCCCCCAGAACAAGAACAAGATCGCGATAGGGAACAAGACGCTCAAGCTCGTACCATTTTAAAGGCGCGGGGGCCTTGGGCTCAGGCTTCTTGGGGCTCACCTTGATTTAGAAGCACGGCGCTGCTCGGCCATCTGTCGCAGGATTTCTGTGGTAGTAAATGAACAATCGTTCGCGTGCGAACTGATGTCTGTTGATTGTACTTCCAGACGGCTGATGCGCTCCTCGATACGACGCTGACCGTTGCCTAGTATCAACAGAGCAAGAACGATCATCACGGCGTTAAGACCTTCGAGCCATGTAAAGGGACTCTTCACTTGTCGCTCCAGCGCGTGCCTAACGAAGTGCCTCCATCGATCCTGAATCCTGAAGGTTTGACCAGTGAAGAATCTGATCCACCTCCGCCGCGTGTGATGCCAATGATCCCGAACATCTTGGGGATTATGCTGCCCGTCTTGTCTATGTATGTGACGAGGTAGCGACTGGCGTCCATACCGTGGTCGTACTCTTTTACGGGCTGCTCACCGCGTCTCCGGTTAGCCGAAGTGTCCCACACATAAACCTCGAACTCGTCTTCAGTACAGGCAGGCTTATGGGCGGCAATCAACTCGCGATCGATATCGATCACAGAGTCGCGAAGATAGAACACGCGGGGCTTCCCGTCACCGGCAGTACGCAAACGGCCTTCTAGCGCCTGGATGCCCGGTCCTACCGCCTTCCAGGCTCCTTGGGTAGGCATGTCCAGATGACGCTCTAGAGTAGCTCGGTCTTCGGCATCGTGATCGCAGATGATTACGCGCGGGCGGGGTTCGTCCTTAGTTACTTCTTTGATGCGGCGTGCATGATCTTCGACAAGGGTCTTGGTCTTGTAGATTTCCTTGTACCTGAACAGACGCCCGTCGGGATCTTCAGCCCATGCCTGCCATACAAAAGGGTTGGTATAGCCGAAGTCGATTGACCAGTAGCGCGGCC